CGGCCGCGTAGTCGCAACCTATTTGTATTATATTACTATTTTACTCACCAGCTCCGTCGTGTTCTTAACCTTCTAATACTAAGGCCTTCCAGTCTTCCGCTAAAACATCGGTTTGGCTAGCGAGCCATGGAACCCGTGCACCAGGGGTGTTCTGAGCGTCGGACGGGTAGGTTATGAACAAATATGGTAGGGTCATCTTGCTATTCACATCTGGCCGCTGTAGCTCTACCCATAACCCTTTACCGTTCCACCCTTCCCGCTGAATCTTGCCCCCATTCCTTACCGCATTTAAAGCGTATCCAAAGTCCATAATCTAAACTCCTTTATTTAACAAACACTAACCACCTAACTAAAAACAGTGCCCAAATTATGGGGCTAGCAAAAAATGACAGGCCCTGTAGGCTACATTGATCTCATCGGCCTCTGATGCTTGCCTGATTGCCAGTTCGGCCATCTTTTTAATTCCCTCGAATTCGAGGGAATTAAAATTCACCGCAGGGTATCCAGCACCTCTTGTTGAAAGTACCCCACCGGCTTTGGCTCCACTCGCTTGACTATCTCCGGCACTTGCAACGGTTTGGGGCAGGGGGCAGCTACTACCAGCCCCAGGTCTCGACTCTGAGACGCGCAGGCGGTCAAGAGCACTGCGCAACTGAGCAGATAGATCATGTATTCTTTGTTCATCTTCGTGGCTCCTTTGGTTGACTGTTTTGATAACTTGCTCATTTCGTGAGTCTGTCTTAGCAGCCTCCACCTGGGCTGATGCAAGGATGCCTAGGGCCTCTATTTTTTGAGCTTGAGCCTTCATCTCCCAGGCAGCCCGCTCAATGTGGGTTGCTTTCTGGAAGAGCCACCACCCGCCCGCAACCGAGTACAAGGCCAGAATAGTCAGTTTGATAAGGAGTGAGTTCATGTTTGATATTGGGTGGATGAGGTGGGATTCGAACTAGTGCCCCCAAAATGATAGTGATGAAATGGGGTATTTCGACATATCCGTATGTTCTATTGCTAAGAGAATCTTCTCTATTTGATCTTCTGATATGCCTGGAACTTTTTCGCGTATAGAAGCTGTAAATAGGTTATTATACCTTCCTTTGTGCGGCTTATATATCCCGCATACATCTGTTTTATACTTTTCACTCAATGGGAACCGATATTGAGGCAATACGGGGGCCTCTTCTTTTTTTGGGGAAAGAAGATCTTTAAGTAGGCTAATCACATTCATTTCCTCCCCTCCCACTCTTTCTTCTGGAAACGTTCACGGCACTTGGCCATTGCCTGATCTTTTGTATCATGCGAGTTATCGGATCGGTATTGTTTGCCATCCTTCATGATGACAAGATACGAGTGGCCCAGGCCAGAAACCTCTATGTGGTGCACTTCCTCGTAACCGACTGGCTTGAATTCAGTCATTTCGCTTTGCGCCGAAAATCGTAGCCACACACTGGGTTTTGTGCCCCCCACATCCCAATCTTCTCGGTCTTGGCCATCTCTAGGGCCTCCACGTGCTCAGCGCGGCTAATGTCTTGTTTTTTATAACGTTCATCCAAGCAAGCCAAGCCAAGCGAGAGAAGCGAAGTCCCCACATCCTCATCATTGACCCGAGCGGCGCAAACTAGGCGTTCGTAGCTCTTCTGACCTGGGCAATAGACCTCAAGCGGGCCTTCGGTCATGAGGGAGTCGAGAGCCTGTTTGGCCTGTTGGCCAAGAGGTTCCTGGGCTAACTCAGGGGCATCGACAGATGGGAGCCTGACCTTAATCACTTTGTTTTCGGATTTTTTGCACCAAAAAGTATCACCGTCGTGAGACCTAAGGAAGGTGCAGGGCTCCCAACTTGTAAGCTGGGCCTGCTTTGCAGCGAGGGAATTCGATGCCATCCAGGTCACACAAAGAGCCGTGGCCAGAACGAGTAGCAACATACCGCCCAAAATCCTAAATCCGTCATACACTTCTTTTTTATTCATAATTATTTCCTTTTTAATTACGCTTCACTCGTAGAGAAATCAACCGATGCCAGAATCGGCAACCTCTGCCCGACTGGTGCGGGCATGCCGCTCGGCCATCTGTAAGCGGATACCCGTCCCCTCTCAAACGTTTTTACACTAACACAATTGCCCTGGTTGCCACCCAAGCAAAGTAAGTTACCGGCCTTGTCTTCGCCCACCACAAAGGCTACGTGTCCCCCGCCTGCTCTTGTAAAGACAACGATGCATCCGTAAACTGGGGCTGCTAGAGCTACACCCCAGGATTCGTAGCTCTTCGCCGACTCAAAGCGAGTACTTTGAATCCCAGTCTGCTCTAGGCATGCACCAATAAAGGCCGCGCACCAGGGGGTTTCATCGTCTTTAATTCCCCCTCTAAAGATCTTCTTCCACCAAGAGAGAATCTTTGGTTCGTGCTTTGGCCCAGGTATCTCACGAACACCGACTTGACTTAGTGCGTAGCTGATCCATGCTGGTGTTTCTTTTGCGCTCATCGTCTTTTCCTCTGAAAATGCTCAGGCACCCCCGCCTTCCAGCATTTTGATGTTGCGAGCATGAGCAAGGCCCATCCGCTAAGAGTGAGGCAGCTCCAAAAATTCGGGGTTAAAGCCCCAATATCCCCCAGGCCAGGGATAAAGCACCCCCACGGGGCCAATGCCAGAATCATGGATAAAACAGTACCCACGACATGGCTTAAGAAAACGATTCGTTTTGTGTTGAATGAGCGCATGAATCTACTTCTGTAGACGAATAGAGCCAGTGTGAATAGGCTTAGGGTTACGTGAATATCGATCCACATATCACGCATCCCCCCCACCGAATTTAGACTTGATAGAGTCAGATGCCTTGTTCAATAACCCAAGGGTGAACTGGCTCAGTAAATCCAAGATCTTGTTTCGTAAAGTATTGGCTTTGGCCTCAAAGATCCAAACCAAGAACCAGGTTCCGCAAAAGGCTATAACTACTGGTGTGTCTGTTACAGGTATACCGAACCGCGCTTGCAAGAGATTTGCGAGCAAGTGGACTGTGGGAGTCGATAGAAGGCTTGCTACGGGCGCATAGATTGCCAGTCTTCTAACGAACCCAGAGCTAAGCGGGTAGACAAAGATGAGGGATAGCCACGTGGCCAAAATAGAAGAAACGACGGACATTATTTCTAATCGATATGCGTTTAGAATGGGGTTTACATCAACGCATACACCCAAGACTGAGCTAGTGACCAGCACAAAAACCGCGCAGGCTACGGTTTTCGAGAGGATCATTTCTTGGCCCCGCCGAATCGAATAGCAAGGATGGCACTCACCAAGGCGCAAATAAATAGGGCTATAACCCGTGCGCTGTTTAGGAATCGAAAATTTAAGGCTCTGATCTGTTCGGGCGACAGGTCTAACCCAATGCAGTCATGTAGTGTGTGAGGGATCGTATAAAACCCGACTAAGAATATTGCAAGATTTGCAAGGTATGCGCATCCCAGGCTTATCCAAAAAATACGATGCCAGTTCATTTGTTGTTTATTCATTTGGAATCTCAGCTTCGATCGTTGTCGTATAACCATTTCCACTTAGCTGATGATCGGCCCGTTTGATGACCCAATCGGCTGGCAGACCTGGTCGAAATCCACTAAGTACAAGGCTAGCCTCAGCCACTAGATCAGTACTTCCGATGCAAGTTAGCGAAAGCGTCACTGCGTGCCGCTCACGCTTTGCTAACTCTGCGCGAGCGGCTGCTAGAGCCATCGACTGCGTTGGGTAATACATCTTGAGCCTTTTCACCGGCTCCCCCGTGCCAGCCTTGATTTCATGTTTCTTGGCCGCCTTTGTTTCATGCCAATAGGCCACAATAGTCCCAGCCGTCTCACGAGTAGACTGAACCACTCGCCATTGTGAAACTGAATGGATATCGACCGATACGGATGGCATCGTCTGCCCAGAAACTGTTTTAGATGATCCAACTTTGGCAAGCACCAATTGGCCAGAGGTAGGCTTTACAACAGAGTCATACTTACGAGCCAATCTTGCTAGAAAGTTCAAATCTGACTCAGAAGCCTGCTCTATTGCTGGAACCTTGACGGATGAGAGCTCTTTAGATACGGAAGGGTTGAGACCGTTTTCTTTTGCAATCTTTTTTACAATCACCCCCAAAGTCAGACCTTTTGGCCAAACCCTAGTTTTTTGCGTTTGCATGGCCTTGATGCCTCCCTTCGAGGTATCAAATGGGGCTGCCCGTGCTCGGATCGTCATCTCCCCTGGCCACCCAGCCAATTCAATTTCATCCACAATAAATTTGCCAACTTCCCGAATCAGGCCCTCATATCCAAATGACAGGTCGAGCAAGGCCCCTGTTGGGGGTATTTGAATGGGCTTAGCTGTCTCATGATCGGCGAGCACGATTTCCAACACATCCGAATTGAACCCTGCCTCATCCGTGTATCTCAGTGAAACGAGCCGCTCTCGAATCACGTCTGTGATGTCAGCCTGATTCGCTAACAGTCGATATGTTGGGTGATGAGGCTTTACGTCCATAGTCGCACCCCCTGTTGTGTGGGGGCCTGTACTTCGGGGAGTGTGATTCTGATGCCCGCAGGCAATACCGGGCCATGCCCCGCAAGATTTTTGTTAGCCAAAAAAACAGATTCGACCGCTTTGTTTATCGTGGAACCGTAGTGTTTCCACGCCACATAATCGACCGTGTCGCCGTCCTTGGTTATATAGACAGTTGCCACAGTGCGCTACCCTGCAATCTGTTTGGCTGAGTTGATGGAAGCCCTGCAAAGGGCAGACGCTTGGGCGGCTGTATTGGCTGCTGAGCGGGTGGCCTGCACATCGCTTGCCTTAGCCCCGCTCATCACCTCCAAACGGCCTGCTGTATGCTTGAGCAAGGCACTCGCGCTGTCCGCCGAAACCAGTAACATTGTAGATTTCGAAGCCAAAGTTTGGGCCGCTGATATTGCCGTCACATCTACAGGACTCTTTCCAACAATTGCCAGAAGCCTGTTTGCCGTAGTCTGCATCTCTGTCGCCACGCTCACAACTCTCAAGGCCCCACCAGTCGCATCTCGGGCGATTGTGGTGTAGGGGGTAGAGATGCCTTGCACATCTTGATAAGCCTTCATTGCTGAAGCTGAAAGCGTCCGAGCCGATAAGATAATAGAGCTGGCCAGCCCTTGGGTTTTTGACGCAACAGTCGTTGCATTTTCTGGTATTTTTATACCATCAGAAACAGATTGTTTAACCGACTGAGGCAGTACCGGCATGGCCGCTTGTGCGTCATAAAAACGCTTTAGCTTGAGCGTGAATTCTTGTTTTCGGGCGACGCCCGCGTCGCCAAAGGAACTGTGTTTCTCTTCGATCCCTTCGATTACCCACAGCCCCAGGTATTCACCCTGACCGCTGATCATCGCTAGCGGCTCCCCCTGAGATGCTTGGCTTCTCATGGAATCTATCTGCCCGACACCACCACGCCATTCTGTATAGATAACCCCAGGCAATGTGATGGACTCAGCCCCTGGCCCGACAAATTGTAAGGCAGGAGGCAGGCCAAACCGGTCTTGAGACGGCCAACGCCATTCACTGTTCTTGCTTAGCTCTTGATATGCAGCCGTATTGATTCCAAACTGAAAACTCCCGAGCGTCATCATGATGGGCGAACCGATTCTGTAACCAAGCATCTCAGTACCCCATCGCATGATCAAACATCATGCTGCGGTTATTGACCGACTGCTTCTCGGCCATTCGGCGAATAATGTCGTCTGCAAATGCCTTTGAATCTTGGCCAGGGAGCTGGTGTACTGTCAGTGTTACAGGTGCGTTGATGTTTTGAACAACCCCGCCTTTGGAAGTGGCCATCGGTGGAATCGATGGGAGCCCAGCCATACCGGCTGGTAACACAGCTGCTGGGGGTGTGTTTTGTCGAGCCTGTTGACTGGCAGGTATTTCATCACCAAAGCCCAAAGCCGCCTTGACTTGCCTGTACGCCTCTCCAATCCCTGCAAGCTTCCCCATGATCCACTCATAGGATGTCTTGAAAGATCCTGTGATCCCGTCCCACATTCCAATGAAGAAACCTTTCACGGGCTGCCAATTTGCGATCAATAGAGCCGCCCCTAAGGCCAGGCCAGTCACGATCAACCCAATTGGGCTGAGCATCATCGTCTTTCCGAGCATCCCGAATGCAAATCTGGCGAGCCCCGCGCCGATACTCACTGCTGAAAGAGCAGCCGTAGCACCGGCCAAAGTGCCACCCACGACCAGCAGGTTGCGCGTCAAATTAGGATGTGAATTTGTGAATTTCTCGACCACGTCTAAGGCAGAGCCAAGGCCACCCGTAACAGTGCCAAGGGCAGGCTCCATCGTCGTTCCGAGCGTTTTACTAACTCGGTCAAACGAACTACCCAGCTCATTCATTTGTTGTTTAGCAGTTCCCTGAATGCGCACAAAGTCTTTATCAACAACACCATTTGCTGATAGTGATTTGTCTTTAATTTCTTTGTATTTGTCCCAATTTTGTATCATGGGTCGCAGGAAGTTTTGTACCTGCATGTCCTGAAAGAGCTCACCAATTGCCTTTTGGTCGCCTTTGGTCGCCTTAATAATGGCCTGCATGGATGCCTCAAAGGGATTCGCGCCTGTTGACTGAGCATCTTTGATGATCTTGTAAAGATCAAGGTTGAAGTGTTTTTTTGCTTTCTTCAACGTCTCGGGGGACATGATTTTGGCAATGAAATTCTTCATATTGTTGCCCGCTTCGTCAGCGTCCGCCGCACCTTTCCGCGCAATTTCTAAAGCGGCCCCCATCGTCGCCGCCGCTTCCCTGCCTTGCATCTTTAGGGAGACAAATCCAGCTCCCAGAACAGGTAACTGCTTAGCCAGATCTTTCAGCTCGACATTACCCTCTTTGCCAGCTTTTGCCAGGGTGTCTAGTGCAGCCATCATGGCTTCACCTGGGGCTATCTTGAGCGAATCATTCAGTGTGAAGGCTGCCTTAGCAATGTCTTCAATCTCACCCCCCGTGGCCGTGGCAGTCTTACCTATTTGGCTCAACATCTGCTGAGCAGTGCCTACGCTCATACCAGCAGCAATCAGGAACCCCATGCCTTTGGTCATGTTGTCGGTAGACTGACCAGTTTGTTTACCGACAGTCTTTATACTTTGGCCCAATTGTTTAATGGCCGAATCCGTCATTTCACCCGTATTGCCGATCAATTGGAGCTGGTAATTGAACTCAGCTGCATTCTTCATCGAAGCCACGGCAGGAGCCATCGCGAGCGAGGTAGCCCCAAGTGCAACACCGCCGCCAATCATTTGGGTTTTGCCGACTTTAATAAGTCGGTTCATTTCTTTTAATTTATTAATACGCTTGTCGATTTCGGCAAGCTCGAAGTTCAAACGTGATGGGCCTGTTGTATTTGCATGTTGTGCTTTTATTTCTCGATTGAGTTCTTTTTGTTTCTCTTTCAACCGATCAACAGATCGCCCAAAACCCATGAGGTCACCAATGGCCGACCCCACCATCGACTTGAATGAACCCGATAAGGCTCCCCCAATTGTGACGGTTGCATTTAGACGTTTATTTGTGCTCATGATTTAGGCAAGCCCTCCAGCCACCACACAAACCGGCTCACGCTCATTTGCTCTATCTCAGCCCATGCCCAGCCAGTATGTGAGGCCAGGGCTAAAGCTCCTGCCCGGACGTATCCGGGGGTAAGTCCAAAAAACCAGTGAAAGCCCTTTGAACATTTAGGTAGTCATGAAGAGTCATTTCAAGCATCGATTCGGTTGGAATCTCGCATAAATTAGCGATCAGGTTTTTCTCGCGCTGACCAGGTGCTCCACCCTTTAAATCAACGGCCAACTGATCGCCAACCGTTGGCTCACGCATCGTTAGCACGCTTGTCTCCACCCCATTTATTTTTAAAGGGGTTCTTAATTTAATCTCAACGCTACCTCGCTGCATATTTATCCCCTAAATACCCAAAGCAGACCGAGTAGATGCCAAGGCATCCACACCATTGACCACCCGAACCATGTTCTCAACATCCACTTCGTGGACTGTTGTATCACCATGTTGTAATTTGTAGTACGTTAAGGCGAGGGAGACCTTGAGCGTGGGCTTATCCCCAGCTTTGGTAGTACCTTGATCAATCTCTTTGATCTTGCCTCGCATCGTATGGACGATGGGGGTAATCGTGCCATCCATAGACTCCAGTGCCCCCCTCAGAACGAATGGGACGACCGCGCCCTCACGCACTCCAAATAAGGAGAGCACTTCACGGTCAAAGGACACCATGCTGAAATCGGATTCGAGCTTTTCCATGCCCATGGTGATTTCAATCGGGGCATCCATACCTCCAGCCCGAAACTCCTCAGTTTTCAGAGTAAGCTTTGGAGGATTGACCTCCTCCACTTTCCCCGCTTGGCCTTTACCGTCAACGAATAGATTGAAATTCTTTAGTACATCACTTGCAGCCATGTTTCACTCCTTAAGCAAAGATTTCGGTCAAGTAGTCATTGACTAACTGACTTCTGAATGTGATGTGCTCCGCTGGGTAGGGAGGTGTGAAATCAAAATCAAATTTGATCTTTCCCTGAGCCACTTGATCGGGTGGGTTGAGTGCAGGGTCGGCCCAGCACTTACCCCCCAAAATCGCTCCGATGTTTGTCAAGCTACGCAAATAAGCGTTGACCCCCTCTGTCACGTCTTCTACGTAGGTCTTGGTGATATTGCGATCCACAGCCCAGAGATGAGCACGCAGCAGGGAATCATTGATCATGTCTGCTGTGCGACGGACGCTTAAGAACGACCACTTTGGATCGCTCGACAGGGTGCGATTGCCCCACAGGCGGAAGCCGTCTTGTCGGATGATCGTGGTGACCTTTGCCTCGTTCAAGATGTTTGCACGGCAATTTGTATCGCCAAGCGCAAAATCAACAGGGCGGGCAGTGCCGACAATCCCGTTTACAGAGTGATTGGATGGAGACCACCAGAACCCTTGGTCGTTGTCTGTCTTAGCAATGATCCCAGCAACAACAGGGCTACCAGGTGAAGCACCATTACTCTTTTTCACCCATGGGTCAACCAAATAAACTCGGGGGCTTCCGAAGTCGCCCGCATAGGCAACCGCGTCCGCATCGTTTGTATTGGGGCCATCCGCAATAATGACAGCACGCAGTCGCTCAGCTATACCAACCAATTCAGAAACGACAGGATTCGCATCTCCATTGGGTCGCTGGTGTGTAAATCCAGGGGCGATCAGGATTCTAGGACGCACTCCCAAAACAGACTCCGCACCTAAGAAGGCTTGAACTCCTGTGTAGTGGCCTGTTTGTGTATCAACACCACCAAGTACATTGGTGATTGTGTCTGCCTCTGTGCCAGTAGAGGCTACCCGCACCACCACCACCACGGCCCCCGCTTGATCAAAAATCGAGTCGAGCGCATCAGGTAGCGTACCTGTCGTGCCTAATTTGGCGGACTCTATCCGGCTGCCGGCTATCATGACGGGCGTATCGAGCGGGAATGCAGCCGCATCCGCATTGGGTGCAGTACCCACAATACCAATGACCGCAGATCGAACAGTTTGAATGGGACGCGGGCCTGAATCGATCTCCAGTACCTCAACGCCGTGTAGGAATGTTTCAGACATATTTATATACTCCTTTGATTACGATGTTGTTTTGGCTTGCGCTGCGGCTTTGGCTGCCATGATTTGGTTGTATGCTTCTTCCGCTTCTGCTTTCCCAAGCTGAAGAGCCTTCTCAACTGCTGCAGGCGTAGCAGCCATAGCGACTGCGTTTCTTACTTTTTTATCAAGACCGCCGATCGTTGCTGAGACGTGTTGAAAGAATGATGCATTGGCTAGCACTCTGTTTGTGAACTCTTCTAGAGTCTCGCCCAACCCTCTGTATAGAATTTCAGTTTGAAATATAGATTTTTGCGCGTCAGTCGCTGACCCGGAAGAGATTGCCTGCGCAATCGTTGCTTTGATGGGCCAATCAGACATCATTGTTTCATCATAAATTTGGGCAATCGCCAATCGCATTCTTTTTGTATAATTTGCGATGCGGATGCTTGCGCTTTCTTTAGCGTTCAAAAGCATTACTTCTAGCGACTCCTCTAGCGGGGGGACGTAGCCACCAATCTCGATAAGCCCATCCTCTAAATCAGATTCAAGGGCGGCCCATTGAATTGGAGTGGCCTGCTGGTCAACGTTGTATTCGTATCCGCCGTAGGACGCAATGACAGATGTATTTTCGGCGTTGCTATATTTGATTGGCTTGGTGATATCGAAACCAAGTAAAGATAACTTTGACATTATGCAATTCTCCAATATACACCAGATAAAATATATTGACCTGACACTGAGATTGTCGACCCCCCTGCGTAGACCCCCCCTATTGAATTGCCAATAGTTCCATTTGAATTACCCGTAACAACCATCACTGCGTACTGTCCGCCGCTTGGGAGTGTATAAGTAGCTGTTCCGGACATGTTGACGTAAAAGTTTTTGAAATAGCCAAGCGAGCCAGATGTATTATTTGGTACTGGTGAGCCTTTTAATTGCGAAGCGGGTACACCATTCAAGACCTGCCAGGCCCCGTTTACTGGGCCAATTTCAATATAATCTCCAGTAGTTACAACAAAGGATGTGCCGTAGGCCTGGGCGCCATTACTATAGTAAATAAACGTGTTTGTTGTATTTTGAAGTGTTATAGTTATATTTGGTGCTGTGATAGCCAAACGAAATACAAGACCTGTTGAGGCTTCATAGCCATTCGCAGTAAATGTCGAGTAATCCGGCAAAGATACTGTATAGCCGCCAACCCCGCCGTAAGTGATGCACATACCAGCGTGTGCGGCGGATAGGGCGAATGGGCCGCCGGTGACAATTTGTGTTTCCTTGTAAGAGCCTCTGAGACCATTTACAAAAGCTGTGGTTGCTAATTGAGTGTTATTTGTGCCCCCAGGTGCGGTCGTAGCTGTAGGCGTACCCGTGAAGGCCGGACTAGCCAGAGGTGCACGTGTTGCATCTGTCGGGTGAACATGGTCAGAGCGAGCAGCTGTGGTAGCTGTTCCAACTGCTGCCACCCCATCCATTACCGGGGTCACATTCCCAACATTTGAACCAGGGGTTATTTCAGCAACGGTCGCCGCTATTGAAAAACAAAGATCTTTTAAATATTTCGTCCTATTTGCCAGATTTTTTAATGGTGCATTTGCAACACCATTTGGCCCGCCCAAAACGGGGTCTGTTGTTTCAATTTGATAGACCCCCGTATCAAATTGTGATGTTTCAGGTAGATTCGCCATTAGGCCGCTCCATGATTAAAACTTCCGTCATACACAATAGCCCCGTCGTATAAATTAGCAGCCTCAGTAAAATTTAGGCTGGCTAAGTGGCAACGTGCGGGGGCTACTGCTTCTAGAATTCTTCTCACTTGGTTAGATTCATGGTTACTAATGGGCCGTTTTAGCGCAAAGCTGTATAATGGCCACTTGGTTTTATCACCGTGTGTAATTTGACCGTCGTATAAATTGTTGCCGTCGTAAAAATGAGATCCAGCCCCTTCAAATAGAGTGCTCTCACCGTAGCCAGCCGCCGAGATCGCGCGCTTGATAGACCATACGGTTCCTTTACGCCTCTGCACCAAGACAGCCGTCCTGATCGTTTCCCGCTTTGCCTCAGCAGACCAATTGGAATCCCACTCGTCAATACCAAAGGCCCATGCAAGCCAAGGAAGCATGTGAGCAGGGCAAGTATCAGGATCCCAGATATCACGAATAGGAATAGGCATATAACCAATCCGGGCCGTCGCTGCCTCAAGAGCATGCTCAAATGGCGTTGCGTTGATTGGTAGCACGCTAGGCATTGAAGCCACCTATCGACAATTGAATACCTGTGCAATAGGGGGCCTGGTTCCAGTCAATGGGAATATCAGTAGCTGGTGATAACAGGTTGACGTTTTGAACACCGGGCTGGTGTAGTGCAGCGAAAACGCCTGATCGGGTAATGTCTCTGCCTAATCGGTGCTGATCGTTAGTGTAATACTGTGCAGCAGCCTGGGCCGATGCAAGAATCTCAGCTTGACCAGTCCCTGGAAACAGGGTCAGGGCAGCCTCAATGTGGTAGTCCACAATCTGCGCGGATTCAACCAAAACGGTATCGCACAATGGACGGACGACCTCATCATTTAAAGCCGCCACCACCTGAGCAATTGTGTCGTCTGGAGCCGATCCATCACCCGTTCGAGACAGTACAGCGACATTGACTTTGCCGGGCTCAAGACTGGTTACGGCCACGTCTTTACAGTCCCCAGAGGCACTCAATGCGTGGTAAACGTAGCTTCCTCGACTACCTGCCGTGGTGTATCCTTCTAGGGAAAGAATAATGCGCTGCCTGAATGCTTCGTCATCTTCATAAATGGCTTCTGTCGGTGGAACAGAATCGAGATTCGCGGGGGTAATCAGTAGCCTGGCCACGTCGTATCTAGCAGCAATCTGCTCAAGATCGGCGCCCGTAGCATAGGCAACCATGACAGACAAACTAGCCTCATTTACGCGCTGCCGAATGAGTAACTCTCGATAAGCGCAGACTTCTAAAATCTTGTATGCCGGGTCAGATTCGACCAGGGCCGTGAAGGACGGATCACGACTACGTAGATCAATCACCATGGCTTGTAAGATTGTCTCAAAATCCAAAGACTCCACCACATTCGGAGGTTGGAGTTGGGAAATGTCGACCTTGGTGTAGACGCTCGCCATCAAGCTACCTCAATTCCGTCCATGGTCACTTGTTGTCCATCGGGTAAATATTGTCCAATAACACTCAAAACAAAAACACCAGGCGAGCTATCCGTCAGTTTCACACTGGATAGCCTAAATCTAGGTTCCCACCTAGTGAGGGCTTCGACTGTTGCTGCATAAATCTCCGCGACTCTGGCACCATTACCAGGGGCATCCGTCAATTGAAACAAGCGACTTCCATAGTCACGGCGCATCACACGACTTCCGATAGGGGTCGTGAGAATGTCTTTAATAGACTGTCTGAGATGCGCAATACCTGATAGGTAGCCACCAGTGAGTGCGTTGGTTCCTTGCATGGGGTATATGGTGCTAAAAATTGCTCACCATAGCCAGTGTCGATTGTGTTTACAACGGCGGTGATGTCGATCCATTTCCATTCTGGACGTTGCCATGAGTGTGAGTCGCTCCGATGTTCTTCCCGTTGTGAATCAATTCACCACCTGAGAAAGCTACGCCCCCCGTAATCTGCGCAGAATTAGCACCACCCCCAGACCCCACCATGCCTGCGAGATAGGTAAACGCCCCCTCGACAGTAAGTTGGCCTTTGCAGATGGTGTGAGGGGTATTCAAAGTCACTTGGTTACTGGCATTGACCGTGACATTCGCTGAATTTAAAATCACATTTCCAGCACCCGACACATTCACAGTCAATGTATTAGATACACTGTTGTAGTCAACCGTGCTTCCGTCAGCAAAGGCAGCTCGATCCACGGATGCATCATTGGCTGGGGC